CTTCGGGAGGGTGACACCCACCTTTTTGGCGTGGGCGATCAGTTCTTGTTTCGTCATGCTATTCAAATTTTTGTTCTTGTTGATCGTCTTGGTCTTTGAGGAACGCGTGGTCGGCGTGTACTGCCCCCTCACGGAAACCACGCCCGCGTCGTCGAGGGTGCGCATCAAACGTTTCCCAACCGTGTACGCCCTCTGCACGCCCACACCGGATTTGTACCCAAACAATTGCACGAGACCGCTGAACCATATTTGAAATTTGTGCCCCCCGTAGGAGAGCTTGATGAAATTTTGTTTAATCTCCGGTTCGTACGAGTAGGGAATTCTCTTCTGCAACAACACCCTCTTGGTGGAATCCGGTCTCAACACCCCATTGATTCTGAATTGTGCGTTCAAGTTATTGATCTCCAACCGGCGGTGGGGCGTGGTCTTCACGTAATACCTCAAGATGTGGTCTCTGATGTTTTTCACGAATTCCGTGTCCGTGCCGAGGACGCTTCCGGTGAGGCGAATCGTGCCGTTCTTGAATACGTACACGTCCACGTTCTTCTTGTCTGATGGTTTGTACATCGCCTCGCACGACATCTTCACCACGTGCGTCGCTCCCGGGGTGCACCTGAATTTCGAATCACAGGTCTGAATCTGTTTGATTTTGAAGAAGAACGGTGACCCCTTGCTGGTCTTGACGAGACGCGTGGAATTTCGCGGGGCGTTGATCTTGTTCACGTTGACGTTCGTGGGTGCCACCGGTTTGGACACCGCGTTGAACAGTTTGTACTCGAGGGGTGAAAACACAAGGGACGTACTCTTGGGATTTGGTGAGGAGATCTTTCTCACCGGTGACGCCTTCTCAGCAGATCGCACGATCCGTGGGGTGACCGTCTTCTTCGGTCGCACCGGTGACACGGATTTGGCGCGCGCTCGCCTCGCGACGACGTTGCACCGGGGCGTCGACGGCGGACTCGGGGTGTCCATCCGTCTTCGGGCGACGACGACTGGGCGTCGCGGCGCCTCCCGCACAACTGTGACGTTGGAGTTGGCGAGGAATTTTTTTAAATTAGCGGGTGCACCTCTGCTCATGATATACTACAACATTTTATTGTTCTATGACGTCCAGACCAAAAATGAACGGTTGCATGGGCTCCAATTTGCCTCTGTATTCGAGCGACGCGACGCGCACCTCCAAGTCCCTCGAGGAGAACGGTCCGGCGTAGGCGTCTTCGTTGAACTTGGGTCGACCCAAGTTGTTCGCTTGACAGTGTGTCTGGTACAGGGCGACGAACTCCCTCTGGGGAATGTACAACTCCTTGCCATACTTGACTTGGGGCTGTTCCAAAAAGTTCGTGAGCACGGACGCCACCATGGCCACCTTCTTCTGGATTTCCTTGAAATACGGGGGAACAACGTTCCAGATGTCCTTACTGCTGTACATGCGTGAATATTCCATGTACGCACGCACGCATTTGAGGAGGATGGCTGGCAACTCCTCGTTGAGTTTCTCATCCAGGTGGGGATCCGCGTCCTTCACCTGTTTAGAAAAATTAAATGGTAAAATACGTCTCAAAATAGAACCGCTGTTATCCTTCCAACCCGGCACCTCGTTACCCCCCAAGCACCCCGGAGTCTTCCACTCCATGCTTCGAGCTGAGGCGTGTTTCACCGCGATCGACACGTCCTCGCCACTCACAAGACTCTGAAATTCAGCTTGCTCTAGCGCCAAATCGCCTTTCACCTCAGGTGCTATAAACATCAGAGAATCACAGATGGACGACAAGCCGAATTTCGACTCGATGTTGTTACTAAGTGTTTTCACATCCTCACTCTCGTACCATTTTTTGAACACCTTTGTGATGATTGTGGATTTACCGGATCGGGCGACCCCCTTGAGGAAGGGGATGCACTGCCACCCGTCCAGGTCACCCACCTCGTAGCACAGACGTCCACCCATGACGTACATCCATCGGCACACGTCCTCATCGAACCCCTGGTAGTCCAGAATACTCTGAAAGTGGGGTGTGGGAATTTGGAAAAAATCATCCATGTAACTGTAATCCTCAAACTGTTGGTCAAAGTATTTGCAACTGACCTTGGTCGGGTCCAGACACATGAACTCTTTGCTCTCATATGGGTAGAATTTGCAGTCGTACACCCCTTGCTCCGGGCACCACACCTTCCCCAGGAAGACTCCATTTTTGAAAGACCACATGTGTCTGTCTTTGATGATCTCCGGAAATTGTGAATCGATGCACGAAGAGAGATGCTTGATGACGTCGTCGATGCCTCGACCCTTACCGGTGATGTCCTTCCAAAATTCGAAATTCACGTCTTTGTCGGCGTACTCGTGGACGAACGCCTTGATGGTGTGGGTGGATTTCCACGCCCGCGTGTAGTGCCCCTCGCTCTTCCTCTGGACCATGCAATTCTCCTTGTATCGGCGCATCTCCTTGGTGTACAATTCGTTCAGACAGGCCACGATGGCCCTCTGGTGGGGATTACACTCCCCCAACTTGACCTCGTCCATAGGGTTCGCGTCGAAATACTCCGGGTCGGCGTTGAATTTATCAGGTTGACTCCGCGGGTCCGACACGCGTTTGATCGCTTTGTGGTAGAACCGAACGTTCTTGAACCCCTCGTCCACCTGTTTGATCAGTCGACACAACCGTTCACCGATCGTCAACTCGACCTTTTCGTCAAGGAAAGACACGAGGTCGAGCGCCTTCGCCCGCGCCGCGAGGCTCTTGAGGTATCGCATCTCCAGGTCACGATTGTTATCGACGACGCTCATCTTAATGTCCAGGGGAAACCCGTCGTCCCCCCTCTGATCCGGTGAGAAGAACTGGGCGTGCCCGAGGCGAGACACGGCGATCGGGTTGTTCATCTCGGCGGACAGATACCATTTCCTCTCCATCACGGTGACGACATGGATCACTTTCTCAGCGTCGAGAGCCTGGATGTTATTATATTTCCTCTGAATGTCAGACTCTCCACGATCCGGATCTTTGTCGATAAAGTGTGTCGGCGCCACCATGATTTTTCTTGTTTTAGAAACGACCCGTACCTTTATTTGAGATTTTTTTAGTTCGCCCCGACGTTTTTCAGGGCGGTGAAAATTTTAATTAAGATTCTATTTTGAGATTCGATTTGATTACCAATATTCACCAGGGCGGAACACACCGTGTCCCCATCCGGAGTCGCGAGGACGGACGCCAACATCTCACCGAGTTCTTGCATCGGATCTTCGAACGGGGCGAGTCCGTCGTCGTCGAGGTCTTCGTCGTCGCTTTCATCGTCCTCGACGATTTCCCCCTCCTCGATTTCTTCGTCGTCCGTCTCGAACTCTTCTTCGTCGGCAATGCGTGCACCCTTGTCGTCGACGACAATCGTCATTATATCTTGGGCTGAGAAAACTCCAGGGAAAAAAATACGCATCTCCGGTGTGCGTGTTCCTCAGGCGAAATTATTTTCTCTGTGTATATTACAAACACTCTCACAATGGCCGGCGGTCTTATGCAGCTGGTTGCCTATGGCGCCCAAGACACCTATCTCACCGCTTCGCCGAAGGTCACGTTTTTCAACGCGGTCTACCGACGCCACACCAACTTCGCGATGGAAGTCATCGAGCAAACGGTTAACGGTACGCCGGCCAACAACGGTCGCGTCAGTGTGACTATTGCCCGCAACGGTGACTTGATCTCCGAGATGTATGTCGAGATGGTTGCCGCGAACCTCAACTCCTCCTCCGTCGGCGGTCTCGCCGCGGCGTGGGCCGCGGAGCGTGCCATCAAGGACGTTGAGTTGTCCATTGGTGGCCAGCGCATCGATAAGTGCTACCAAAAGTGGTGGCGTTTGTACGCTGAGTTGTACCTCGACTCCTCCAAGAAGGCGACGTGGGGTAAGATGACGTCCGGTGACTCCGACGCGATCTACCTTCCGTTGATCTTCTTCTTCAACCGCAACCCGGGCTTGGCGCTTCCGCTTATTGCGTTGCAATACCATGAAGTGCGCCTCGACTTCGACCTCTCGTCTGAGTTCGCCGCGTACACCGACGGGTCCACCTTCAAGGTTTGGGGTAACTACATCTACCTTGACACCGAGGAACGCCGTCGCTTCTCCCAAAAGGCGCACGAGTACCTCATCGAGCAAACGCAACACACCGGTACGGACACCGTTACGCAAAACGGTACCAAGCAAGTTCGTCTCAGCTACAACCATCCAGTGAAGGAGCTTGTCTGGTGCTTCAACGACGGTGCCGTCGCGAACGCGTCCGCGTGGAACTTTACCTCTAACTCCGACAACGATTCCGTCGTCCTCACCACCGACCCGTCCGCCGTTGCCGATTCCAATGCCTTTGTCCCGATCGAACAAGTCGGTGCCCCGCTCTACGCTGTCGGTACCGGTGCCTCCGGTCAACGCTGGATTGAGGAAGGCACGGCCGGTGCGTTCGGTCCGCTCTCCGAATTCAAGCTTGTTCTCAATGGCCAGGACAGAGCGAAGGCGCAAGACGGTAAGTTCTACAACCAAGTCATGCCGTACATGCACCACTCCGGTTCCCCGTACCCGGGTATCTACTGCTACTCGTTCGCCCTCCGACCGGAAGAACACCAACCGACTGGTACGTGCAACTTCTCTCGCATAGATAACGCGCAAGTGTCCGTTACGCTCAAGAACACGGCGAAGACGACGATGCACCTCTTCGCGACGAACTACAACGTTCTCCGTGTGCAGTCCGGTATGGGGGGCTTGGCCTTCTCCAACTAAGTTCGTCCATCTTAATCAAACATTCAATTTTGATTTTCGTGTAATTAAAAATAAGTCAATTTTGATTTTCGTGTAATTAAAAATAAAAATCAAAATTGATTATAGATGATCGTCGTCGCCGTGATCGGTGTTCCCGGCACCGGCAAATCAACACTCATCCGGCGATGGATGCGGTTGAGAAAATGGGCGTGCGAAACGCCCCTCGAATTACTCGACTCGCACGTCGGTGGCGATGGAATCAGAGTTCTCGGTAAATACGAACAGGGTGAGGTGTTTTGTGGAACAGATCGATTATCGATGGCGATACACCCAAAGGTCGTTGAATACTTGTCTGACAATAATGATCGCGCGGTGGTGTTCGAAGGAGATCGCCTTACATCCGTGAAACTTTTTGAAACGGCAGTCGAACTCGGTCATCGCCTCCACGTCATTGAATTGACGACTTCGTGCGAGGAACTTCGTGACCGATACGCGAAGCGGGGGTCTAATCAATCTCCATCGTTTATCAAGGGTTGTGCAACAAAAATAGAAAACGTGAAAGCACAATTCAAAGTTGAGACGTTCGACAACACCGAAGATTACCAAACGGTTTTAATTGCCGATCACATCGAACGGATAATTACGAAAACGCTTCCGGTTCGCGTGTGCGTGAAATGTAACGTCGAAAAATCCATCGAAGACTTTCCGAAACACAAAACATCGGAGGGTGGGCGACTTCGCACGTGCAAGAAATGTCGTCACGAGTACATAAAATTATACCGTGCACGCAACGGTGACAAGATAAACGAGACTCGACGACGAACCTACAACGATAAGAAGGCACGGGACGTTTCAACCTTTTTGACGTCTTTGCGTGAATTCAAATTCAGAAAATCCCGCAGAAGACCGTCGCTCTTACAACCCGGTGAGACCAAGTTTGAATACGTGACCCTTGGTATCATCAATAACAGGGAAGGTACGATGCTAAAGTACAACCTCCCGAAAAAAGATCTATCGAGGAAAACGAAAATACCGAGATACTACCGATTGTATACCGAGGCGAAAGAATTGATGCACATGAAGGATCCGGGTTTCAATTTCACGTCAATCGTGATTAATAAAAATCACATGGCCGCAAAGCACAAAGACAAAAATAACATCGGCGAGAGTTACATCACCGCGCTGGGAGACTACACCGGTGGGGAGTTGCGAGTGTGGAATAAAGAGGAAACCGCCTTCACAGATCACGACATCAAAAATAAGTGGCTCCGATTCAACGGTGCGGAGCATTTTCACGAGACCCTCCCGTTCGAGGGTGAACGGTACTCCATCGTGTATTACACGGTTTGATTTATTCTCCAAATAAATAGCTCAGAGACCGCGACGAAGACAATTTAATTTTACTGAACGGTATAATTATTTCGGATATCGAGTTCTTCGATTTCGAGGTACAGGGAAATTGAAGAACTCGTCAGGTTTACAAGTATGGAATTGATTTTATTGATCTTCGAGGGCACAACACTTCATCTCGTAAATACCGTGGTGTGCATCGTTTCCGGCCGAAGCGCCGGGGATGTCGTCCACGGTCTTTATGGACGTCATCACCTTTGGCCAGCAGATGGCTTCATCGAGATGCGTGCCGGCGTGAAAACCTTGGTCCGCCGGTCGATCTCTGTTATATCGCCTGTAAGATCTCTTCGTCTCACACGAATCTTTATTCACCTTGGCCGTACTGCAACTGTAGTTGGTCTTCATCTTTTGTCCAACCTTTTCGAACTCGTATCCCTGAATCGGTGACCCGCCACAGTTCATGTTCATGAGACTTTTCCAAGGAGTTTGCCACTGCGAACCCTCGTTCGTTGGAACATCGACGGTTGACGTGGACTTTTTCTTTCCACCGGGTGGGCTGATGTTTTGGGTGCACCCGGTCTCGAAATAGTAGTGGCCGTTCGGGAGCCACTTCGATTGTTCATTGTTATAGTAGTGGTGCCTGTGATTGCGAGTGTGGTGAATGCCACCTTGGTCACCGCAAATAGCACCGGAACCGTCGATGCCATCGATTTCCCGTTTCACACGGTTGTGAGGCCAAGTCGGGCTCATCACGAGTTTCCTGAGTTTGTAACGCGCGAAGAGGTAGTCCTCGACCTGAATGATTTCTTGGGTCGTAAGTTCGCGATCGTAGAAGAGAACCTCCGCCACCGCCCACATGGATTTTTCACCGTGACCACCCCAATTCGATGAACGCGCTTGACCGTAATTGATGGTCATTTGTGACGGCGTCATGGCGGAATGGTTCGTGAGACCGCTTCGTTGCATGCCTTGGAACCGGTAGAGGTGCTTTTGGTCGACGTTCACGGTGAAGATATCTTGCCATGATGGGGTGTTCCACTCCGGTCTGTGCCAATGTGCGATGGAACCCGTGCCGTCGCGATGGGCCATCGCCACGTGACCTCCGTGCGAACCGGACACGAAATTACTGTCCAAGCCGTCGAAAATACGCCCGTGACCCGGTGTGTTGTAATTCGGTGGGATGATGTCCGTGTTGTAGCGACTCACGTGAAACATCGTAAACTTCTTACCCCGAGTGAGAACTTCTTGGGGGAACCGGAGACCGTCCTCGAGGCCACCGATGACGTACGTGACGTCGTTGGACGTCTCGTCGCCTTCAACCTTTTCCGGTTCGCCGAGGATTTCAGTGACGTCGTTACCATTCCCTGACTTGTCCTTCCACATGAGTTCGTCTTCGTCCCACGACTCGCCATCGAACCAACCCACGAGCCCCGAGAGACTCGCGGGATCGAAATCTGCCTTTTCTTCGTCGACCTCAACGGCGGTCACCTCATCGTTTTCCGCTTGGTCGGGGGCATTTTCGTCGTCCCCTGCACCCTGTTCGACGGCCCCTGTAATGTCCGCGCCTAGATTTTCGGGCTCAACCTCTTGGATCACAGCCGGTGCCGGGGCTGGACCATCCGAGGACATAAACATGTACCCGACGATGAGAAGTGCAATTAAGACAACCACCACGCCGATGATTGCGATCATATTATACTAAGTGCTGAGATTTTTTACTGATCATCGAGGGCACAGCACTTGAATTTATATTTAGGTGAACCGTCCTCGTCGGTGTATTTGAACTGGGACATCACCTTACCGTGACCACAGTCGGCGAGACGCCCGTTGAGCGCCTCGTTCAGACCCGCGTCGGTGCCGACGTCGACTTCGTGGGGCGTACACGACCGTTTATTCACCGGTGCGTTGTGGCATTTGTAATTGAGGCGCAGTCTGGATCCGTCCTTTGTTCCTTCGAACGAGTATCCACCGATTCCTCGACCGTTGCAATCCATGTCCATGAGACCTTTGTATGCGTTTTTCCAGTCTGAGATTTCAACGTATTTCGACTGTTTGGTGTCGAACCCACCCTCGAGGCCTTGGATACACCCGCTATCGAAATGTCTGCGCTGAAGCATTTGACGACCCCTTCTGTGCTGAAGGAGTCTGTTGAAGGACATCGCCCCTTGATCACCGCAATCGGCGCCCATGTATTCCATATTTTTCAAGTTTGTTCCATCTCTCCAAAAGTTGAGCATGTGCATGCGCGTCCTCACGGATTTCATGATTCGGTATTTCTTCAAGAGGTAGTTTTCAATCTTCATGCATTCGTCCGTACCCAATTCCCGGTCGTACACGATGACCTCGGCCACCGCCCAGTCGCTGCGTTCATTTTGCGCTTGTCCATCGTTGATTGTGAGTTGTCCTGGGACGAGGCCGGACTGGTTCGTGAGACCGGAGCGCGTCAGACCGTTGTAACGGAGGAGATTTTTTTGATCCGTGTGCACGATGAAATCTTCGTAATTTTGCGGTCGCATCCAGTGTGCGATGTGACCCGAACCGTTCCGGTGCGCGGTCCCCACGTGTCCGCCGTGGAATCCGCTGATGAAATTGTTGTCGATGCCGTCGAAAATGCGAGCACGTCTGCTGCCGTTGTAGCGCGCGACGTGGAAAAGGGTGTACTTGCGACCCGTGGAGAGAACGGGAACCGGGAATTTCAATCCCGCATCGGTCCCCCCGAAAATGTATTTCTGGTTGTTCGAGGAATCATCGGAGGTGACTGTGATGGACCCCCGAATCTCTGTGACGTCGTTTTTCGCGTCGGATTTATCAGTCCAGACCTCATTCTCGTCGTCCCACGAGTCTCCTGTGTACCATCCGGTGAGACCCTTTATTTTGCTCGGATCGTCCACGCTCGGGACGTCCTCGGACACTTCCTCTTTCACCGAGGTATCTTCTTCGTTGGAGACGTCATCTTCTGGCACCTCCACGGCTTCGTTCGGGTCTTGAGTCACCCCCACGTCTTCCTCTGGGCTTGGGCCGACTTGTTCGCCGTCACCCTGGAGTACGAAAAACAGGATGACACCGACCACCAAAAGTATGACTATGCCGATTACGGCGAGATTCATTTACAATTAACATACATTTTTTTAATAAAGGGTAGACTCGACATTTCGTAAACATGCACGTGTACACTGATGGAAGTGCGCTGGGCAACCCTGGTCCCGGTGGGTGGGCGTGCGTCGGCCCGGGGTTCGAACTTGTCGGGGGTGCGAAGCGCACGACGAACAACATCATGGAGATGACCGCCGTGGCCGAGGCCCTCGAAAAGTGCGTTGAATTGGGAATCGACGACGTCACCGTGTACACCGATTCGATGTACGTCCGTAACGGCATCACGAAATGGATACACACGTGGAAACAAAACAAGTGGAAGACGTCGAAGCACGAACCGGTGAAAAATAAGGAACTGTGGGAGAGGATAGACGTCCTTCGGGAAAGCATCAAAAGCGTGGAGTGGCGGTGGGTGAAGGCGCACAACGGCCACCCCCTCAACGAAAAAGTCGACACGCTCGCGAGAAACAAGGCGACTGAGATTAAAAATATGAACATGTAACATGAGCGAAGACTGGGACCACCGGTCCGAGGATCTTCTCAAGGAGTGGAAACAGAAAGCCTCCGGGTACCGGTGGCTCCACACGCACGCGCGCATCCACTACA